TTTTCTGTTATAGTTGGTGAAGATGATCGAGAATTTTGTTTTTGCATGAAAATGGAAAACTTGAGAGTCATGGCAGCTGAAAAATCACCACTCTTCTATGATGTGGAAATTAGTGATGCAAATGCTGCTAAATTTGTTGACAGTAAATCAAAACTCGAATATTTTATCGCACTAGAACCAAATTAATTGTGAGGCATAAATGAGTTCATATCATGATTTTCTTTGGGTTGAAAAGTATCGACCCAAAACAATTGAAGACTGTATCCTACCAGAAGAAACAAAAACAACATTCCGTGGATTTTTAGAGAAGGGAGAAATCCCTAATCTCCTCCTTCACGGAACTCCTGGTATTGGAAAAACGACTGTAGCTAAAGCACTATGTCAAGAATTGGGAGCAGATGTATATGTTATCAACGGATCAGACGAAGGCAGATTTCTTGACACGGTACGCAATACCGCTAAGACATTTGCGGGAACGGTATCCTTGGTTGGCTCTTGCAAGCACAAAGTTCTAATCATTGACGAGGCTGATAATACCACCCCTGACGTTCAACTTTTGCTTCGTTCTGCCATGGAAGAATTTCATGGTAACTGTAGATTTATTTTTACTTGCAATTATAAAAATAAAATCATCGATCCACTTCATTCTCGCTGCAGTGTCGTAGATTTTTCTATCAGGGGAAAGGCAAAGCAAGAATTGGCAATTAAATTCATGGAGAGAATTAAAGAAATTCTCTCTCTAGAAAATGTTGAATATTCTGAAAAAGTTATTGCAGAACTGATCCTAAAATACTTCCCAGATTTTAGGCGTTGTATTAATGAACTTCAAAGATATTCGACGAATGGGAAAGTTGATGTTGGCGTTCTGTCTGCTCTCTCTGATAACAGTATGTCAGAGCTAGCTAAATATTTGCGCAACAGAGAATTCACAAACATGAAGAAGTGGGTTGTTACTAATATGGATAACGATCCAAATACTATCATGAGAAAAATCTATGACAATCTGTATTCTTATTTTGAGCCAAAAAGTATTCCTGAAGCAGTATTAATTATTGGTGAATATCAATATAAATCTTCCTTTGTTGCAGACCAAGAAATTAACTTAGTTGCATTTTTAACAGAGGTAATGCTACGATGCAGTTTCAAGTAACCTATCAAAAAGAATCTGGTTGTTACTCATGCGATTTTGATTATTGTAATGAGCAAACCAGAGATTTCTATACCGAAAAAATTGTAATTGAAGCAGCTACTCCAGAGGAAGCGGAGGCAATTGTTATGACAAAAGCTCATATACCTGAGTTTAAACGTAAAATACGAGTAATTGATGTGAAAGAATTATGATCCTAACTCCCTTTGGTCCTAAGATATATTATGACAAAATATCAGACGACATTAAAACTCTATTATTAGATATTTCTAATGAGTCTGATTTACATGTAGGACCACACTTAGTTGGTCAGATAGAAGATGAGAGGTATATATACTTGCCTCATAAAGCAGAAGAGGAAATTAAATTTCACACTAACAAATATCTATCTGAATTTTGTTATGAAATAACATCTTGCTGGGTAAACTACCAGAAAAGGTATGAATGGAATCCTCCACACAGACATAATTCAGATCTATCATTTATTATATACTTACAAATACCAAAAGAATTACAATTTGAAGAAGGTCAATTTTCTGGTAAGATATCATTTACATATGGAGAACCTCAGAAGTTTAATAGGTTTGAGTATGGTCCTTTTCTACCAAAAGAAAATGAAATATATATTTTTCCTTCGTGGTTGACTCATCAGGTATATCCCTTTAAATCTGATGTAACTCGTATTAGTGTAGCTGGTAACTTGAATGTCATTTGATAAAAACTACCCATTAAAAGATTATCTCAATTCGATTAATCATGTTAAGAATAATCTTTTAGAAACCGAAGACAAAGGGTGGGAAAAAAACTATCCTCCTTTTATTATTAATAAGTGCTTGGCAAATTTCATTGATACTATTATGCATGTCAATGAAATGAATGTTAAATATCATATTGATAAAAAACTTCATTATGATTATTTGCTAAATAGTGTGAGGAAAAACAAAAGGTTTTCTCCTTGGAGTAAAAAAGAAACAGAAGATGATGTTTTGATTATTCAAGAGTATTTTGGGTATAGTCAAGATAAAGCAAAATCTGCTCTTAAGCTTCTAAATAGACAACAGATAGATTTAATTAAAAAGAAATTATATCGTGGAGGAAAAACATGAGTAACATTGAAACAGATTATGATTGGTCGCAGGATAAAATGGTTGAGGTTATTCTCAAACAACCTGATGACTTCTTGAAAGTTCGTGAGACGTTAACTCGTATTGGAGTTGCGTCAAGAAAAGAAAAGAAGCTTTATCAGTCTTGCCATATTCTTCATAAAAGAGGAAAGTATTATATTGTTCACTTCAAGGAATTATTTGCTCTTGATGGTAAAATTGCAAATCTTTCTGCTAATGATGTTCAAAGGAGAAATCGCATTGCGAGACTTCTTTCTGATTGGGGATTGATTGATATTGTCAATCAAGATTCTATTGAAGATATTGCACCTCTCAATCAAATTAAGATCATTGCTTATAAAGAAAAGCATGAGTGGACTCTAGAGAGCAAGTATAATATTGGTAAAAAGAAAGTAGAAGCAACGGCATAATATGGCTTCCAGATATCTTAGAGTCATGCTACTGCAGCCTGATGGTAAAGTTTTCTGGAAAAACATTGGCTGGGGCAAAAAATACTTAGATGAAGTTAGGAAAGATGGTAACCATATATTAATGTCGTTTATTGAATATGGGTGACATTAACCGAACTATTGATGGTGGGGTTCCGAACCCCGCTTTTTTTGTAAACTATTATAATTAGTAGTGATGGGAAGAGGCACAGCTACCCATTCGCTAAAGCGGAGTCTTTTAGATCCGTAATGTAAACCACTCGCTTAATAGGAGAATAACAATGACTTGGAATATTACAAGCAACAAATACACAACTAAAGACCTAGAAGCAATTCTAAACGGTGTTCACAAATATAGTGTTGGCTTAGAAGATGTAGTCAACAGAGTTCATGCATTTGGATCGAACACTATGACTAGCTATCCTCCATATAATATTGTGAAGGAATCTGGATCGAAATGGTATATTGAAATGGCGCTAGCTGGCTGGAAGAAAGAAGAGATTCAAGTTACCACAGAATTCAATGTTCTGGTTATTTCCTCTAAGGGCAAAGGATCAGAAGAAAGTGAATCCGATGAATATGTTCATAGAGGATTAGCTAAGAGAACATTTACAAGATCGTTCAATCTTGCAAGTGATGTTGAAGTTGGTAATATCACTTATGCTGATGGTCTACTGAAAGTTGAACTAATGAGAGTCATTCCTGATCAACAGAAAAGAAGATATTATGGAATTGTATAAATAATATTACTATCGTCGCCGCAGGAAATCGTTGGCAAAATCCAATTAATTTCCTTTCATTATGGTAGTAATAAAATTAAATAGGGGCTGGTGTGCGACCACCCCTTTTTTATTGGGAGAAAACTATGAATTATTACATCAATCTATGCCCTAAATTCTGCGAAGACTCGGAAATGTTAACCTTGGATATTCCTAGTGAATATATGAATCAAGTTCTAGCATTAGCAAGATACCTAGCAGATGAAAAGAATATTACAGAAAAGAGAGCACTATCTGATATAATTAGAGGAACTCTCGATCAACTTTTGGAGAAAAATTATGACAGTAAAAATCGCAAGGCTTCAAAACGGGGAAGACGTAATAGCTGACATTAAAGAAGTCAGGGATTCCTCGGAAAGTGAAAGACCAATTGCTTATTCATTTACCCTTCCTTACATGGTAATGATTCAGCAAAACTCTGAAGTTTTATTTGAAGAATACCAGGAAGGACCAAAAAAACTTAATAATTTAAAGCTAGAATTATACCCTTGGGTTCCTCTTTCTAGTGGAGATAGTGTATTTGTATCTTTACATCAGATCACATCTATCTATGAGCCCCATACTTCAGTTTTAGAAAAGTATAACGAATTAATTGCGGAGATGAAATCAGATGGTAAAGATAGTAGTATTGCAGAGTAATCCTCAATTTTATTTAATTGGCTCTGTAGTTGAATTGGATGAGGAACCATCTCTTCTGATTGAAAAATGTTATAGTATAACTTATGCTCATGACAGCACACATCCAATTATGGAGAAATATCCGAAGATGTGTGACCAGAGAGATTTGTTCTTGACATCGGAATCGATTTTGACTATAGTGGATCCGAACAAGCAGCTTTTAGACCTTTATCTGGAAGCTTCAAAATCGGAAGAGGATTGATGAAATTTTACACAAACATTACGCTCTTTGGAGACGATATTTTGTATCGTGGTTATGAAGATGGTATTCCAGTTTCATATAGAACAAAATCGTCTCCAGTTTTGTTTGTGCCATCAAATAAGCCCTCCGAATATAAAAGTTTAAATGGAACTTCCGTAAAGCCAATACAATTTGATGGTGCTAGAGATGCTAGGGATTTCCTAAGAAAATATGAAAATATTGGAAACTTTTCTGTCTATGGATATGATAGGTTTCTATATCAATTCATATCTGAAGAATACCCAGATGAGATTTATTTTGATATGAATCAAATGAAAATCTACACCATCGACATTGAGGTTGCATCCGAAAATGGATTCCCCGATGTGCAAAGTGCTGCAGAAGAAATCTTATGTTTTACTATTAAAGACCTCAGCACCAAAAAAACAATTACTTGGGGAACCAGAGAATTTGTCACTCCATCTGATATTGAGTATCGAGTCTTTTGGAATGAAAAAGAAATGCTCACCGACTTTCATGCTTGGTGGTCACAAAATACTCCAGATGTTGTTACTGGATGGAATTGTAACCTTTACGATATTCCATATATCTGCAGAAGATTAGATCGTGTTCTGGGTGAAAAGTGGATGAAGAGTCTCAGCCCATGGAATAGAGTATCCATGGAAGAAATTACAGTTAAGGGTAGAAAGAATCTTCAGTATAATATTGTTGGAGTTAATATTCTTGACTACTTAGATTTGTATAAAAAGTTTACTTATACAAATCAAGAATCGTATCGCTTGGATCATATTGCTTTCATTGAACTGGGTGGAAGAAAACTCGACCACAGTGAATATGAAACGTTTAAAGAGTTCTACACATCAGACTGGCAACGGTTTGTTGAGTATAATATTCATGACGTTAATCTTGTCGATCAACTAGAAGATAAGATGAAGCTAATTGAACTTGCAATTACTATGGCATATGATGCAAAGGTTAACTTTGAGGATGTATATTCACAAGTTAGGATGTGGGATACCCTTATCTACAATTACTTGAAAAAGGAGAATGTTGTTGTTCCTCCTAAATTCGGTGGGAACAAAGATGACAAATATGCAGGAGCATATGTTAAGGAACCAGTTCCTGGGATATACGATTGGGTAGTTTCTTTTGACCTTAATTCTCTGTATCCGCACTTGATTATGCAATACAATATTTCTCCAGAAACATTGTTAGATGAAAAGCATCCTTATGTTTCTGTAGATAAAATTCTAAACAAACAAGTGGATCTATCCAATTTGGATGGAGTCACTGTATGTGCAAATGGTGCAATGTATACAACAAAAATCCAAGGATTTTTGCCAAAAATGATGCAGAAAATCTATGATGAACGAAAAATATACAAACGTAAAATGTTGGATGCGAAATCAAAATATGAAGAAGCTCCGACCGTGGCACTTCAAAAAGAAATTTCCAGATGTAACAACATCCAAATGGCAAGAAAGATTCAACTCAACTCTGCCTATGGTGCCATCGGAAATCAATACTTTCGCTATTACAACTTGGCGAATGCCGAGGCGATTACTCTCTCTGGTCAAGTCTCGATTCGTTGGATCGAGAACAAAATGAATCTGTATCTAAATAAAACATTAAAAACTGAGAATGTTGATTATGTTATTGCTTCAGATACTGATTCCATTTATCTTAATCTGGGTCCTCTGGTTAAAGCTGTATTCAAGGGGGGAACGAAAACTCCTGAAAGCATTGTGTCTTTCCTTGATAAGGTCTGTGATGTGGAACTTGAAAAATATATTGAAAGTTCTTACCAAGAGCTGGCGACATATGTAAATGCATATGATCAAAAGATGCAGATGAAGAGAGAGACAATTGCAGACAAGGGCATCTGGACAGCGAAGAAACGTTATATTCTAAATGCTTGGGATATTGAAGGGGTTAGGTTTCATGAACCAAAACTCAAGATTATGGGCATTGAAGCTGTAAAGTCTTCTACTCCAGCTGCGTGTAGAAGTAAAATTACTGATGCGCTCAAACTTATTATGTCTGGAACAGAAGAGCAAGTTCAACAGTTTATTTCTTCTTTCAGGAAAGAATTTAAAACAATGTCGCCAGAAGAAATTGCTTTTCCTAGGGGAGTTAATAATATACTTAAATTTAGTGACCCTGTTTTAATTTAT